CACCCGCAGCGCCCCCAGCGTCCGCTCAATCTCCATTTCTCGGCAGTGCCGGTGGGCCCGGGCGATGGTGTCCAGGTCCTTGCCTGTCAGCAGCTCATCCATCGGTGTCCATTTTCGTGCCGCAGCTATGGCACCACGGGTGCGTATCAGGGACATCGTTCCCGCGCACCTCCTCACCACACTCGGAGCACTCCCACAAATCATACACAGGCGCGCCATCTGCATACCCATCATACTCCAGGCCGATCCACCGCCCATGCCGCACCGGGGCCACATATCCGCCCAGCCGGTTTAAGGCTCTCTCACAGGTAGGACACAAATCTTGCGGTGTGGCTGTCCCAAACCACTCCCCACACGCTTTACACTCAGCCATCCTGCTCCTCCATTTTCGCCATAATCTCCGCCTTCCGCCGCATACACCAGGCGAACACCGGGAACTTAAAATTCTTTTGGGTGGAGCACTGCGGCAAAAACCCGCAGGTCTCACAGTGCCCGTCCACGATGGCCTGAGAGATCGCCAGCCCCTCGGCCTGCTTTTCGGGCGGGTATGGCCGGTCAAACATGGCGATGTGCGTATATGATTTACAGCTCATGCCTCCACGCTCCTCTCCTCATCCTCCAGGTACATCGGACACTGGATCACCGTGTAGGAGGTCATCCCGTGGACCCGCACCTGTTTTTTGGCCGTCCAGCCGGGCACCGGCTCAAACCGCACCCGGTGCTCTATCTCGTCATACTCACACCAGGGGCATCCCATGGTCCCCAGAGCCCGGCGGCAGCTCCAACATAAGGTCATCATAGCGCTCAAAACGGCAGTTCGCCGTCATCCTCCAGGTCCTGGAGTTCCCCGGCCGGCGGGGGTGGGAGCGTCCCCTCGTCGGCGTTGCCCTCGCTGGGCTGGGTGGCCTTGGCCCCGGCAAAATAGATGCCGTCGGCGATCACCTCGGCGCTGCGGCGCTTGCCGCCATCCTTGTCGGTCCAGTCCCGGATCTGGAGGCGGCCCTCCACCACGGCCAGCTGGCCCTTGCGGAAATACTGCTGGACAAATTTTGCCCGGGCCTCCCAGGCCACCACGGGGATCCAGTCGGTGACCCGCTCGCCGCTGGCCTTGTCCTTGAAATCCCGGTCCACCGCCAGGGAGAAGGAGGCCACCGGCCGCCCCGCCTGGGTGTACCGCACCTCCGGATCCCGGCCCAGCCGGCCCATGATAATGATCCTATTCAGCACGTTCGTCCCATCCTCTCATCGTCCGGCGGAGGGCCATCCCCTCCGCCAGCCAGCTCAGTAATACCATCGTCTCCGTGGGCAGACCCTCTTTGATCGGCTGCCCGCAGCAGGGGCACGGGTCGCCGGGTTTTAACAGCTGCATTTCATGCTATCCCCTTTCTTTCGTTGTCTGTGACCACCGGATTTCCCCGCTCGTCTCTGGGTGCCCCGGCGCGCACCCAGCTCAGCCACAGATCCTCAAAGGCCCGAACCTCTGGGGTACGGGGACAGTTTCTCAGTCCCCGGTTCTGCCGGACAGTCAGCGTTTTCTCGTCCAGTTCCAGGGTGTAGTACGGCTCACCCGGCCTGGATTTCCGGCGGATGAAGAAGATGGCTGACTCTCCCTTCGCGTGGCGATTCCCGTATGTGCTCACGCAGTGGTGCAGGCTATTGCCCTCGTTGGTAAGATCTTTCTGACTGCGCGCCGGCCGGATCAGAAGGCCGTCCACCGCGAAGGTCCACTTGCTCAGATATTTCCGCCGGAGGCGGAACAGGTTGGCCCGGCCCGCTTCCTGGCGCTGCCTCATCAGCTCCGCGGCCTCATCGTGGGCAATCAGCAGGCTGCGGGGATAGCGGACCTGAGCGTCAGTCAGATCCTGCCCCAGCTGCTCTGCCATGGACCAGTAGTCCAGCAGGATCTGCACGTCCGGAATGGCGGCGTCCGGTTCGGGGTCCTCGTCCTCCGGCTCTGGCTCATAGGCATCCTCCCACTGCCCGCACTGCTGGAGCAGATACCGTATGCTCTTGGCCACTGACCCCCGGCCCACCAGCTGGCCTACATGATCGTCTCCCAGATAAAAGGCATTGAGGATGTCCTGGCCGGTAAGTGCTTCCCCTGCCGCTTTGCTGTACCGGAATAAGTCCCAGAACAACACGCCCCAGTCCTGCTCCTGGGCTAGGCGCAGCTCGTCCTTGGTGAGATGGAGCATCTGTGCCGGTCTGGTCTGGGACCAATCCAGTTCTGTGAGGTCCAGTTGGCCCTGTACATTGCTCTCCCATACATCCTCCCGAGTGTGCCTGAGAATCAGGTCGTCCAGCACTCTGGGCAATCCATGGATCAGCACTGCCTCCACATTTGGATGGGTCTGGTACATTCTGAGATATGCCACCGGATAATGGGCCGCCCCCGGACGCGGGGCCATATATTCCCATAGCTTGCAGTGCGGCAGACAGCTCTGGGTCACCAGGTCAGGGGTCAACCCAAAGATGTGTTCCTCCTGCCCCCATCGTTCCTTCCAGCCCTTTGGCTGCCTCCAGCTCCGTGCGTACTTGGTAAAATATCCTCCGGTTCCACTATACCCACAGGACCAGCCCATCAACTGAGCACACTCAGTATCAGAGAACACATAGGCCTCCGCCGGGATGGCCGCTAGATGGCTCCCGCCGCCGATTCCGGCCCGCCGCTGGATCACCCAACCGGTGAGGACCAGGAGATGGTCCTCACCCACTACGGCGGCACTCATGGCCTGGGAGGAGGCCGTCACAAAACAGTCTCCATTTTTCTTCACCGCGGCCCGCTTCCGGATGAGCACCGGCGTACCGCACTGGGGACACGGAATGTTCTCCCCGTCCCCGTAGACAGTGCCGCCCTCCACCTCGGCATAGCTCTCAGGAAGGACAAAACCGTATCCGCCTGGCTTCCAGCCAGTTATCTTTCCATAGTGATACAGGTCCCGGTATCCGCAGCAGGAGCACTCCACCCGCACCATCCGGCGTTTCCGGGGCTTGGCCAACTCATCCAAGAGCAGATCTAACCCCCAGTCCTCCACCCACTCCTGTTCATATAGCATCCCATAGGTGTCCAGACTTCCACACAACTCCTTGGCCGCCCACTCCAGGAACCCCTCTGGCGGCTCCCGGGGGATCAGCTTGCGAAAATCACGCACGTCCTCACCCCCAGAAGTCGGCCAGATCCAGCCCCAGGCCGCCGGCCGGCTCCAGGCCATCCTCTGCGCCGGGGCGAGGGGGAAGGCCATAGAACTCCCGCAGAATGCGGTCGGACTCCTCTGGAGTTACGCAGGAAAAGCTGCCGGTCTTGTGACTGTCTGCGAATACCTTGATCTTCTTCTCGGCCTCGGTGATGGACATGGCCTCCACCTCCAGGTCCTGGGCGATGATCTCCCCGCACTGGGGCTCCGCCCGGACCAAATCCATCAGCTGCCGGGCCACCATCCACTGGGGAGAGCGCTCCTTTACCTTGCTCTGCTGCTCCCGCAGACGCTGGATCGCCAGTTCCACACTCATTCCGCGCACCTCCCTACGGCCTCGGCCAGCGCTCGGATGGCCTTGCACAGCTTCCCGGCGGCCGTTTCATCCCGGCCACGGACCTTCAGCAATATCCCCTGCATTTTGTATACATTGGACTGGGTCTGGTCAAACAGCACCTCGAACTGGGCCAGATCCTTGTCCGCCCCCAGGGCGGCCTTTTTCTCCTCACGGGCCTGCCCCTCCAGCTGGAGCCGGGCCTGCTCCAGGGCCTCCTCGGCGATTTTCTGTTTGTCCTCGGCCCGCTTTTTGGCCTCCCGGGCCTTGTCCAGTTTGTCCTGCATCCCGGCCACGGCCTCCGCCCGGGCCTTTTCAATGGCCGCCTGGTCCACCACAGTCTCCACGGCCACCTCCACCGGCTTCTCCTTCAGCTCGGCCAGCTGGGCCTCCAGCCGGGCCACAGCCTGGGCGGCCTGTTCCCGGTCCTCCTGGGCCCCGGACAGGCGGGCGTTGAGCAGCTTCATGTCCTCGGCCATCTTGGCCCGGGCCTGCTCCGCCGCTGACGCTTCGGCCTGGGCCTTGGCCGCAGCCTCCTGGGCCTCCTTCCGCTCTCGGATCGCCCTTTCCAGTTCCCGGGAGGTCATGTCAATGACGGTTTTCTCCTCTCCGCCCACGACATGGTTTTCTGCGATAAACGACTCTCGCTCCTCAGCTGGGAGCGCCAACAGAGTCAATGCTTTGGCGGCGCCCAAATCGGCAAGCGCTTGCCGATTTGACCACTCCCGGGAGAGACGCATAAAATTGCGGGCCGTCCGCTCCGAAAACTCCACCCGCTCATTGAGCCAAGGAAGCCACTCCCCGTGAGGGATGGTCTGCTTGGCCTCGGTCAGGCACCGGCCAATGGTGAGGATAGCCTCCCCGCCCCGGCGCTTGGCGTCCAGGATCTCCTGGGTGATGACCTCGATGTCGCGCCCCTCCTTGGGGGCCAGCACTCCGGACAGATCAAGCATTGTTGGCCACCCCCTCGCGCTCCAGCAGCTCCGCCACCCAGGTACGGTAATCCCGGCTGGCCGAGCTGAAGGGGGACAGCGCCCCCACCGGCTCCCGGGACCAGCTGGACTCCACCACCTTGTCCGTCCGGCGGATCACCGTGCGGAAGATGGGGACCGGGCTCTCCTCCCGGAGGGTCTGGACCGCGTCCTCGCCAATGCTGGACCGCCGCCACTGGGTCACCAGCACCCCGGCCACCCGGATCTGGGGGCAGGCCTGGCGGATGTTGTCGATCTGCCGGACCAGCCCAGCCATCCCCGTGGTGGAATAGGCGTCGATCCCGGCGGGGATAATGATGCTGTCACTGACAGCGATAGTGGACAGGCAGCTGATGGAGTAGTAGGGCGGGCAGTCGATCACCACCGAGTCATAGACGTTGTCCTCTTTGATTGCTTCCATCAGGCGCCGCATCCGATCAAAGTTCGGCTTCTCACCCAGCAGCAGGCGGGAGAGCTCATAGTCCGCCAGATCCTCCCCGGCAGGGATGATGTCCAGCCCCTCATAGTCCGTGCGCCAAATGATGTCTGGATAGTGCTCGAGGTGGTACTCCAGCGCTGCGGCCAGTCCGGCCCCGTGGGGATACTGGCCGGAGGCCAGCATCATGCTGGTGGCGTTGCCCTGGCTGTCGGCGTCGATAAACAGGACGCGCTGCTTACAGCTGGTGGCCAGAATAAAGGCCAGCTCCACGGCGGTGGTGGTCTTGCCCACCCCGCCCTTGCGGTTGACGATTGCAAATGTTCTCATGGTAATTCCTCCATTTTTGTCTGTTCCATGGGCGCTGTGGTCCGCAGATACCGGCGGGCCGCCTCCCGTGGGTCGTTGCTCATTGCGAAAACTTTAGACACAGCCAGGGCAAAGGCCAGCTCACAGGTCCCTGTGGGGCCATGCCGGTTCTTGTCCACGATCACCTCAATGGGCTCCGGCTCGTATGCCGGACGGCCCTCCGGGTTGTAATACGCCTCCCGATACAGGAAGATCACCCCGTCCGCGTCCTGCTCCAGCGCGCCCGTGTCCCGTAGGTTCGATAGCTGCGGGCGCTTGTCCTTGCTAGCCTCGTTGGCGCGGTTCAGCTGGCACAGGGCTAAAATCGGTATTTTCAGTGTCCGCGCCAGGGTCTTGAGCGCACCGGAGATCTCCGTCATGTAGTTATACCGGTCACTGTTGCGGTAGCTCTGGGCGCTGGGCGAGATCTTCCCCACATAGTCCACCACCAGCAGTGTCAGCCCCGGCACCCGGCGGGCCAGTGTCTCGATCTGCTCCACGGTGGCCCCCGGCCGCCGGTTGATGTACAGGGGGATCTGCTCCAGCTTGCCCGCAGCCTCCGCCATCCTGGCGTAGTCCTGATCGGACAGCCGCTCCATCAGCAGGCGGTTGGCCGGTATCCCGGACAGCCGTGAGACCCGCTTGGCCACCAGCTGCTCCACGTCCATCTCCAGAGAGATGAACAGCACTGGCCCGGTCTTTTCCGCCACCCGGTCCGCAATATTCAGAGCCAGGGTCGTTTTGCCCATGCCGGGACGGGCGGCCAGGATATACATCCCGCCGGCCAGCATTCCGCCGCCCAGCGTCAGGTCAATGTCCCGGTATCCGGTGGAGACACAGCCGGTGGCCTTCCCCCGGTCCACCGCGTCGCGGTGCTCGTAAAAGGCCATCAGGGCCTCCTCCGGGCGGATCAGGTCATCCGTGACACCCTCCCGCTGGAGCTCCGCCGCGTCCCGTGCCAGTCCGGCCAGGACCTCACCCGGATCTCCCTCAGCCGCCTGTTCCCGGGCCTCGCTGCACAGCCTGACCACCGCCCGCTTCAGCGAGTTCTGCCGGGTCAGCCTGGCATACTCCTCCACGTTCTGCGCGGTGGGCGTGGCGTCCATCAGCTCCACCAGGTAGGGCACATCCAGCTTGACGCCCTCCCGGGCGGCCTCCTCCCGGATCAGCACCGAGTCAATGGGCTTGTCCTGCCGCCGCAGGGACACCGCCGCCCGATAGATCGTTTGATGGACCGCAAGAGCCAGGTCCTCCGGCCGCAGAAGCTGCTCCACCACCGGCAGGCACCGGGGATCCACCAGGATGGAGCCGATCACCGACGATTCCGCATCCAGCGGGCGCACCTCAGCCGTCATAGACCACCACCTCCTCCCCGTCGATCAGCTCCACATGACAGGGCCGTGCGGGCCTTGGCTTGTCCGCGGCCCTCGCCGGAAGGGGCTTGTCCTCGTCCTCCCAGCGGCGGCCATTGAGCCAGGTGGAGGCGTACGGGATCCCAATGCCCCTCTGCCAGTCCTCCCCCGCCATGGCCCGCTTGAGTCCCAGGGCCATAGCCCGGATCAGGTCATCGTCCGGTCTGAGCCTGTCCCAGGCCCGGATGGCCGCCTGCTTGGACTTGCCGCAGGGGTAGGCCTCCCAAAAGGCGGCGAAGCGTTCCGGCTTCCAGTCCGGAGCCTCTTTGGGCTCGTTTGACCGCTTGCGTTTCCGCGCCGGCGCTTCCCCCTTGGGGGGATTATAGGGGGGATATTCTAGTTTAATATTACTTGTATTATTCTCCCCGCCATTTTCACGGGGAGGTCCCCCCGATTTCGGGGGGACCCTCCCCCCATTTTCGGGGGGAGGGGGTACAGACGCCCCAGGAGGTCCACAGATCCAGATTTTACGGCGGATGACCTCGTTGGTATCCGGATCCCGCTCTACCTCCAGTTGGATGTGTCCCCGATCCCGCAGCTGCTTGAGCAGGTCCTCAACCGTCCGCTTTGAGATCCCCAGTGTCTCAGCCAGATGGGCGTTCCAGGCCCAGCAATATCCCTCGGCCTGGGCCAGGGCAGACAGCTCGCCATACAGCAGTTTTGCATTGGGGCGCAGGCTGTGGTCATCCCGCACCCGGGCCGGGATCACGGAGTACAAGCTCCGATAGATCTCACCCATACCGCCTACTCCTTCCTGCGCGGCCCAAACTGTGCCGTCCGGATGCGCTCGGACCACATCTTCTCACGGTCACGGTGGTCCGGCTCCTCCAGACCCAGCCACCTCGCCAGCATATACGCGCCAGATAGGCTGTCATACCACCTTCAGGCCAACCGGAAGTTCTTCTCCACCATGCTTTTTGGACCTGAACCTCATAGAAGGCAACCAGGTTATGCAGCGTCTCCAGCTGGGCATCCCGCGTTTGGGGCTCAAAATTATTTGTGGTCATGCAAATTCCCCCTTGTCAAACACACGTTCCCATGGTATAATACATTTGTTCTTATGGTAGACCCCCTGTCTACCGCCCCGGGAGCCGAAAGGCCCCGGGGATTTTTTATGCCCACGGCTCGGCCTCCCGGACGGCGATCCGTCCGTCCTCCCGGACCACTGCCAGGGCCTGGGCCCCGCCGGCCAGCATCCCCCGGAAAATCCCGGGGGCCAGCTCCTCCACCCGGAGCAGCCGCGCCGGGCCGTACTGGTCCAGCAGCCGCCGGGTCACCCGGGCCGCCTCCGTCAAATTGGGTGGGCGCATGACGTCAGCCTCCCTTCACCGTCAAATAGACCCCAAGGGCCAGCAGGAACGCCCCCGCCGCCAGGGCGAAGGTCACCCACTCCAGGGCCTCGTACAGCCGCGGCCACTGCCGCCTCAGCTTGTCCCACATAGATATGCCTCCTCAACACATTCCTCTGGTAAACACCAGCGCCTTGGCTACCAACCGCGCCTCGTACTTCTTGGCCCGGCCCACTGGCGTCGCCGGCACATCATTCAGTCTGGCCCAATCTGCGGCGGTGCGTTTATCCTTCACGCCCAGTTCTAAGGCCAGCTCCTCTGCCCCCAGCATCGGGCCCCGCCGGGAGACGATCTCCTCGGCCTTCTCCCGGATCTCACGATAGAGCGCCGGACTTGCCGTAGCTCTTGAGTTTCTCATGTTATATCCCCCTCTCCTCCCCCGGCCCGGCCGGGGGGCTTCTGCTTGCCCTCCTCCCCTTCCTGTGATAAACTGTGGATGGTAGGAAGGTGATTTAATTGGTACTTGATACGAATATAGCTGTTGCATTGATAGCTCTGATTGGTGCAATTCTATCAGGCATATTTGCTTTCATAGGAAGCATGGTCGCCGCAAGACTAGGGAAAGATGCCCAAATCAAGACTGCTGCACAAGAAGCGTTCATCTCTGCCCGCCTAAACGTATATCTCGCCTTTGAGGAAGCATTTGAACACTGGGCTAACACAAAAAACAGAGAGGCCTGTGCAGTTGTTTATCGTGCTGAAAATGCTGTCCGCCTTGTAGCAAGCGAAGAAACGATTTCCGTTCTCTCACAGCTGACCGAATATATCAGAGAATACGAGACACAGGGCAAACTTCATCCGTTTGAAGAGTTTGCTGTGGCCCATACTGCGGCCCTTCGTGCCATGCGGAATGATTTGATGCACTATCCTATTCCGACACCAGAATCAGGACAGAAGGAAAGCCGTATAGAGTGAACTGACGACACAGATCACACAAAGCAACAGTAAGAGCAACAGAGTCCTGTAAAACTTGGGGCTTCCTCTTTCCCAGTAAATTGCGAATCCAACCAATAGGTAGCCAAAAACCAATGGGACAAAAACGGTGGTAAAAAATTCCCCCACACCTCTCACCCCCTCTCCTCCCCCGGTCCGGCTGGGGGCTTTTTGTTGTCTGGCGTCCAAAACAACTCGTCAATAGTGCAATTAAATAACAATGCTAGCTGAGGGAGTAAATCTGCCCTTGGCTTTGCTAGGCCACTTTCCCATCTTGCCACAGCTTGCTGGCTTACATGGACGGCTTCGGCAACCTGTTGCTGGGATAAACCCAACTTCTCTCGCAACACTCTAATGTTGTGCATAAGTCACCACCTCTTCTATTTAACTATCTTTTGTTGTGCGTTTAATATAATACTATTTTTTGTTGTTGTCAATAGCGAATTTCATTTTTTCTATTGCACTATACAATTTTATGTTGTATTCTAAGGGAAACAAGGGGGGGTATCAGTGTTTAGTGGTCAACTGCGCAAGTATCGGCTGGCGGCCGGTTTAAGCCAAAAAGAGCTTGCAGGCAAATTATTTGTAAGTCAGCAGGCCATTGCCAGATGGGAAACTGACAAGGCAACGCCAAACCCAGAAACTGTGGTAAAACTCGCAGAAATTTTTGATGTTACTACCGATGAGCTGCTTGGGAAAGAATCCATCCCATCATCAGACGAAAGTAATACCAAAGAGAACCTCCAGGCTGCTTTCTGGGGTGGAGAGAAGGATCTGTCTCAGGAAGATCTGGACGCCATGTGGAACGATGTGTCTCGATTCGCTGCCTTCTTGGCGAATCAGAAGAAACAGGAGAAAGGTAAAAATGATTAACCTTCTGGATTTATACAGCCTGGCCGAGGATCACGGCACACAGGTTGTCTGGTTCGATCTGGAAGCCGCCGAATCCCTGTCTATGCCCCTGTCCGACGGCTCCTGCGCCATTGCTATGAATCCCTGGCGGATGCCAACGGTGGCCGACGAGACGGTCAAGCTGGCCCATGAACTGGGCCACTGTGAGACCGGGGCATTTTACAACCGTTACGCCGCCCGGGATGTCCGTCAGAAATATGAAAACCGGGCCAACAAATGGGCAATAAAAAACTCATCCCGGAGGACGAGTTGAAGCAAGCCATTCTTCAGGGCTGTTGTGAGCCTTGGGAGTTGGCGGAATATTTCCATGTAACTGAGGGCTTTATGCAGAAAGCCCTCTGTTGGTATACATACGGAAGTCTGGCAACAGAGCAATATTTTTAGAGGGTCTATCATCTGGATCCGGGTCGTGGGTCTGGCCGTGGCCTACACCCAACGGCAGAAAATAAAAAGTTCGGTCCGACCGGACTATATGAGGAGCGATTTATATGGAGATTCTATTTCTGATCTTAGCAATCGTTTTCTTCGTGTTGTGGACCAAAGAAAAGAAATCGTCAAAAGAAAAATCAGACCAAATGGAAGATTCTTTGTCCAAAGCCAATAAGCGCCTTGAAGAACTCTCTAAGTATCAGCAAATCCTGGACGTAGAAACCTGGTGCAAAAATCTTCAAAGTGATGCAGAACTGAAGGCTATGAAAACCCGTTCCTTAGCTGAAAGCGATGCCGAAAAAATGCGTTCTTCCGCAAAACTTGATGCTGATGAGATGCGGTCGGCGGCTAGGGCCTCCAGAGATGCCGCCAAGCAGGTAAAGGCCAAGGCAGAGGATGAGGCAAACCAAAGGCTTCATCGGGCAGACGAAGAAGCCAAACGAATCATGGATACTGCGGAAGCCAAAGCCAAAGAAATTGCTGGGGATGCTTACGAGGCTATGAACAAGGCTGAGGAGTACAAATCGCTTGCCGCATCCTTGAAAAATATTGTGAACGGATATGGAGATCAGTGGATCAAACCCACCTTCACATTACTGGACCAGTTGGCAGAGGATTTTGGCTATGCAGAAGCTGGACAACGACTGAAAGCGGCACAGGAAAACTCCCTCCGCATGGTCAAAGAGGGAAGCGCCGGCACTTGCAAATACATCTCCAAGGACAAGCGTGAAGGTGCTGTGTCATTCATCGTCTACGCCTTCAATGGCCAGGTAGACTCTATTTTGGCAAAATCTAAAAAAGATAACTACGGAGTATTGGAACAGAAAATCAAGGACGTCTATAACGTGGTCAACTCCAATGGTGCTACGTTCCGGGAGGCGAAAATCACCTCACAGTATTTGGACTCCCGATTGGAGGAACTTAAGTGGGCTGTTGTCTGCCACGAATTGAAGGCCAAACAGCAGGAAGAGCAGCGCCAGCTCCGTGAGCAGATTCGCGAGGAAGAAAAAGCCCGCCGCGAATATGAGCGGGCACAGAAAGAAGCGGCCAAAGAGGAATCCATGCTGCGGAAAGCTATGGAAAAAGCCCAAGCAGCCATGGAGAAGGCCACCGAAGAGCAAAGGTCTCAATATGAAGCACAGCTGGCCGAATTGCAACAAAAGCTGGTCGAAGCAGAAGAAAAGAATCAGCGGGCCTTGTCTATGGCACAGCAGACCAAACGAGGTAATGTCTATGTGATTTCCAATATTGGATCTTTTGGTGAAAATATCTATAAGGTCGGTATGACCCGCCGCTTAGATCCCATGGACCGTGTCCGTGAGTTAGGTGATGCCTCTGTCCCCTTCCCCTTCGACGTCCATGCAATCATTGAAAGTGATGACGCCCCTGCTCTGGAGACTACATTGCATAAAGCTCTGGCTCTTATGCAGGTCAATAAGGTCAATCCTCGAAAGGAATTTTTCCGGGTAAACCTTTCTGACCTCCATTCACTGGTCGATAAAATGGGGCTCAAAGCAAACTGGACCATGGAGGCCGCTGCTGCTGAGTACCGTGAAACCCTTGCTATTGAGGAAAGCATGAAAAACGACCCGGATGTAAGGCGTCGTTGGGAGCAGTACAACTCTAGCATCTCCCCAGACGATTCTTCGGAAGCAGAAAACACATGATCACTCCAGTTGCCCGACTCGAAGTACACATTTCAAATCCGTCAGCGCTGACGGATTTGAAAAAAGCCGCCCCGGCTCGGGACGGACTTGACAATCGAACATCAGGCGGTTATACTGAACATGAAAAGGGCGCTGCCGGCAGACGGTTGGCCCATGTCTTAAGTCATTGAAGTGATCGCCGAACTTTTGGAAGGGGAACGGCGGTCACTTCTTTTTTGTGATCTGGAGAACCAGACCAATGATGCCGATAACCACAAGACAGAACTGAAACAGATCTGAATATGTAACCATAGCACCACCCCCTCTCACTGGAGGGGGCAAGAAGTCCCCTCCGGGATGGAGGGGCCAACCGCCTGCCGTTTGCTGGCAGCGCCAAAAACAGAATACCACATTTTCCGCTGCGGCGCAACTGCGCCAAGTCTCAAATCCGCAAGCGTTTGCGGATTTGAAAAAAGCCGCCCCACCGGGCGGCTTCTCAAAAACCCAATACTGGAACATTTGTTTTGGAGGTGCCATTATGCCGAAAAACAAAACCGGAGAGCCCTATCGGAAAACCGCACGCTGGAATGGAAAAAAGTACGAGGCAACCGGCCGTACCGAGCTGGAGGCCCTGACCAGGTTGGCCGACAAGATCGCCGCCGCCAAACGCGGCGAGGAAGCCCTCAACGGGAGCATGACGGTAAACGCCTGGTACAAAGAGTGGAAGGCCACA